CATCGATGACAAAAGCAGAACGACTTTCTGCACAAAGAAGAAAAAAAGCAGCAGATCCTGAACAACAAGCAAAGTCAGGTGCAGCAAAACCAACTTATGTTTCTACAGATCCAAAGAAAAAAATGAACGAAGCAAAAGAAAAAGACCATGAGTATTCTATGGCACGTTCACAACTTTCCACAGTTATAAATGCTGCCAATAGACTTAAGAAAAAAATGGAAAAAGGTGAAGGTGAAGTTGAGGCATGGGTTCAATCTAAAATTACTAAGGCAGCAGATTACTTAGATTCAGCAGCAGATTATGTTGATAGTGGTGAAATGAATGAAGCAGCAGATAAACCTGGAAAGGGAAGTGGCAAAAAAGATGCTTGCTATCATAAAGTCAAGTCACGTTACTCTGTCTGGCCTTCTGCATATGCATCTGGTGCATTAGTTAAGTGTCGTAAGGTTGGTGCTGCCAACTGGGGAAATAAGAGTGAAGAATGGATTGTAGATAATGCAGCACAATACTTTTTTAATGAAGGTATTAATGAAGTTGGTTTAACAATTTTTATTGAAGAACTTGGAGTTGAAAATTTTATCGAGTTTATTAATGATCTTGCAGAAGATTCTAAATTAATTGAAGCATATGCTTTAACTGGCAAAAAGAAGACCCCAAAGAAATTGCCAAAGGGCACTCAACCAGCAAAAACAACAAAGAGAACTATTTCTAGAGGAGATAGTAAGATTAAATCATCAGCACCGACAGGTGCATTTAAAAAGAGACCCGCAGCAGCAAAAGCAGTCGAAACTGCAAAAGAAAAGCAACCTGAAAAGAAACCAGTTAAATCTACTCTTGTAAAAGGTGTGGCAGATACCCTGGCAAGGGGAGCACTTTCTGCATGGCAAGGGCATAAAGCTGCTATGAAGAAAAAGAAAGAAGGTGGATCTGTAGCAAGTCAAGTTGGTGCAGGATTAGGTGCTGCTGCTGGAGCAATGCTTAAGAGGGGTAAAAAACATCTTTCAGATGATTATCAGTATTCTGACTGGAGAGAAGACTTCAAGGCAATGGAGTATGAGTTTACTGATATCATCAAACCAGAACCTCTAAAAGGAGAAACACTGGAAGAGAAAAAAGCACAAAAGTGCTGGCCTGGATATGAGAAGAAGGGAACTAAAAAGATGTTTGGAAAAACTTATAATAACTGCGTGAAGAAAGAAGAAAAAGAAGAAACTAATATTGGTGGAGATAACTTAAAGAAACTTACAAAAAAAGCAGTGAAAAGGATTGATGCTGATGTAGATGGTGATGTAGATAGTACAGATATGAAGTCACCAGAAACTGGAGAATTTATTCCTTCACCAGATGGAAAGAAAAAGATAAAACCAAAAGTAAGATTTGAGCAATCTGATTGGAGAACTGAATTTGGTGAGAGTGTAATGCCAGCAGCAATTGATCCAAGAGCACATAGACAACAACAACGTGCCGCAAAAGTAAGAGAACTTTCTCTAAAAGGTGCTACTGAGGGTGAAAAAAAAGCAGCAGAAGGAAAAACAACAGGTCCAAAACTGTTTGGTGAAGATTGGCAAAAAGTCAATAAAAAGGATAAAACTGACGGTATGAGTGCTGCTGCAATCAAAGCATATCGTCGTGAAAATCCTGGTTCAAAACTGAAAGGTGCTGTGACTGGTAATCCAAAAAAAGGAAGTAAAGATGCAAAGAGACGTTTATCTTATTGCTCTCGTTCAGAAGGTCAAAAAGATATGCACAACATAGATTGTTCAAAGACACCAGATAAAGAAATTTGTAAAGCCCGTCGTCGCTGGAAGTGCTGAACCATGAAAAGTTTTCAACAATTTCTCTCAGAAAGTATCACCATCAATGGCGATTTTAATGGAACTCTCAATGTAGGAGGTTCTCAACCAGAACAGACACAAGAGTCATTCTTTGCCGATGTTGTTTGGGAAGGAAAAATTTATAGACTGGAAGTAGAAGGCAAAATGCTTTCTAAAAATGAATTGGCAGAACAGATTCAAGGAGAATATCCCGGAGCAATGGTACAAAACATTTATCCAGGCAAGTTCTCTTCTATAATTAAAAATTCACAAAAATATCAACCAGAAAGATTGAGTTGGAGTGACTGATGGGATTTAAGAATTACTTATGGGATGAAGCATGGGAACTGAATGTTTCTCGTGGTAAAGTTCGTGGTGCATCCAAAATAACTAAGTTTGGTGCTAACGAAAATGTCGGCACCACTATGGAAACTATTTGGGATGCGGGGGGATTATATCCTTGGAGTGAATTTAATACTGCTACTACTGTAAATATTATCTCAACATCAACTGAGGATGATGAAGATCAAGGTGGTGGTGTTGAAGGAACTGGTGCTCATCGTATAAAAATTGAAGGTTTGGATGCCGACTATAATGCAATATCTGAAACTCTAATTACAAACGGCACATCTCAGAGAGTTTCGACTACAGAATTTAAAAGAATTTTTCGTGCATATGTCGTCAAGTCTGGAACTGATGATACTAACGCAGGAACGATCAGTATTAGAGTAGGAACTACAACTGTTGCACAAATTCGTGTTGAAGGTGGTCAAGGTTTAGGACAGACTTTTATGACTACATACACTATACCTGCTGGATATACTGGTTATGTTTATCACTGGAATGTTTCTACTGCAAAGGCATTTAATCTAAGTGCAGATGCAGATGTCTATCTTGTTCAAAGAGTGAATGGTGAAGATAGTTGGAGATCTCAAGATATTGTTCATAGTAATGCAAATAGTATTGAAAGAACATATACTTTTCCTTTAAAGTTTGAAGAAAAAACAGATATTGAAGTCAGGGGATATGGATCTACTGCAGGTATTGCAATCTCTGCAACATATCAAATTTTGTTAGTACAAAACAATAGTTAATTTTAGTTATGAGTGAAGTATATCTCGGTAACCCAAACCTCAAAAAAGCAAATACCGCAATTGAGTTTACAGAGGAACAAATTATTGAGTTCCTCAAATGTAAGGAAGATCCAGTATATTTTGCAAATAATTACATTAAAATTGTTTCTTTGGATGCAGGTTTAACACAGTTTCGACCATATGATTTTCAAGAAAAACTGATTCATAATTTTCATAATAACAGATTTAATATCTGTAAGATGCCGCGACAGACTGGCAAATCTACCACAGTGGTATCTTATCTTTTACACTATGCAGTTTTTAATGATAGTGTTAATATTGGTATTCTTGCTAACAAGGCAGCAACGGCAAGAGAACTTTTAAGTAGGTTACAAACTGCATACGAAAACTTGCCTAGATGGATGCAGCAAGGCATCATGTCATGGAATAAAGGATCCATGGAGTTAGAGAATGGCAGTAAGATATTGGCAGCTTCTACATCTGCGAGTGCTGTCAGAGGTATGTCATTCAATATTCTCTTTCTCGATGAGTTTGCATTCGTCCCGAATCACGTTGCTGACTCATTTTTTGCCTCTGTTTATCCTACCATTACTTCCGGTAAAAACACCAAAGTAATTATTGTATCTACTCCACATGGTATGAATCACTTCTACCGTATGTGGCATGATGCAGAGAGAAGTAAAAACGAATACATTCCAACTGAAGTTCACTGGTCAGAAGTTCCTGGTAGAGATATTGTTTGGAAAGAACAAACAATTGCCAATACTTCTGAAGAACAATTTCGTGTTGAATTTGAATGTGAATTTTTGGGATCGGTCAATACTTTAATTAACCCATCAAAACTTAAAACCCTTATATATGAGGATCCAATACAAAGAAATGCTGGGTTGGATATATATGAGAAGCCAATTAAAGAGCATAATTATCTAATTACGGTGGATGTTGCTCGTGGTCTTGGCAATGATTATTCAGCTTTTATTGTTTTTGATATAACAGAATTTCCATATAAGGTAGTTGCTAAGTATAGAAATAATGAAATAAAACCAATGCTATTTCCTAGTATCATTTTAGATGTTGCAAGGGGATATAATCATTCTTGGCTACTAATTGAAGTCAATGATATTGGAGATCAAGTTGCAAGTATTCTTCAATATGATTTAGAATATGAAAATATTCTTATGTGTGCAATGAGAGGTAGAAATGGTCAGATTGTTGGTTCTGGATTTAGTGGAAAAAAATCACAACTTGGTGTCAGAACAACAGCAGCAGTTAAGAAATTGGGATGCTCTAACCTTAAAACACTAATTGAAGATGATAAATTACTTGCATCGGATTATGAAATTATTTCAGAACTAACTACTTTTGCACAGAAGGGAAATTCTTTTGAAGCAGAAGAAGGTTGTAATGATGACTTAGCAATGTGTCTTGTAATTTTTTCTTGGTTGGTTGCTCAAGAATACTTCAAGGAAATGACAGAAAATGATATAAGAAAAAGAATATATGAGGAGCAAAGAAATCAAATTGAACAAGATATGGCTCCATTTGGTTTTATTGCAGATGGTCTCGATACAAATAGTTTTGTAGACAGTGAAGGAGATAGATGGTATACAGATGAATACGGTGATCGTTCTTATATGTGGGAATATATGTAATGTCTTTTGATGATGAAATTGAACTAGAACATTTATTATTCTTTGATCGAAAATGCAGATCTTGTAAGAAGGTGAAAAGTTTATTAGATGACTTTTACCTGACTAGAAAAGATAGAGGAACTTTGCCATCAGCATATTCTTATGAGTGTAAGGATTGTACAATAAAAAGAATTACTGAGAGGAGGAAAGAAAAATACAACCCAGTTCCTAGAATAAAAGATGTATATCCTGACTGGTAGTATTGTTCATGTATCATTTCCCCACTCAAAATACATCTTTTCATAAATATTTTTAGATAAATTTGGATTGCGAGGGAAAAAAAGATGCCATTAAATTTAGCATCTCCTGGAATCAGAGTAAGAGAAGTTGACCTCACAGTAGGAAGGGTCGATCCAACTTCTGATAAATTTGGTGGGATTGTAGCACCTTTTGCTCAAGGTCCTGTTGACTTACCAATAACGGTTGGATCTGAAAAGGATTTATTAGATAATTTTGGAAAACCATACGGCAATGATAAGCATTATGAGCATTGGATGGTTGCATCATCATACCTCTCATATGGCGCACAACTTAGAGTGGTGAGATCTGATGATGATAATCTCAAGAATGCAGTAAGTTCTGGATCAGCAGAAATTAAAATCAAAAGTGTTGAGAACTATGAGCAACTTCAGTATGATGAAAATATAATTACTGGAAGAACCGTAGTTGCAAAAAACCCAGGATCTTGGGCAAATGGTATCAGAGTTGCATTAATTGATGCTAAGGCAGATCAAATTCTAACTGGTATTTCTACGTCAAGTATTGAAGTCGGTATGGGTGTTACTCAATCATTGAGTGGAAGAACTGATATTGGTGTTGGAACTACAAGTGATCTTGATGGATATCTAAAAGGTATTGTCACTGAAGTTAATTCAAGTGCAATCAGTGTTAAGGTGCTTTCACACGTTAGTGCAGCAGCGACTGAATATACTAAAGATTATCAAGAATCTGGAACTTGGGCATTTACTAACACAGGTAATGTTGCTATTCACACTGCAGGTAATTCAGTATCTTTTGCAACAACTTCTTATACCGGACAAAGTGATTGGTTCTCAACACAAAAAGTAGCAATTTCTACAAGCACTGTTGGGGGAACATCTACAATTCAAACATTGAATTGGAATACTATTGCAGATAGTCCAGGAACGTCACAGTATGCTGCTGATAGAGGATCTAGATTTGATGAGGTTCATGTCGTAGTAATTGATGGTGCAGGAAAAATTACCGGAAATGCTGGAACTATCCTCGAAAAGCACCTCAATCTTTCTAAAGCAAAGGATGCAGAGTTTTCAGTAGGAACTCCATCTTATTGGAGATCTTATCTCAAAACAAATTCTCAATTTATTTTCGGAGGTTCTGCACCGACCGGAATAACGACAATTGGATTTACGACATCATTTACTCCTGCAACAGGTACGGGATGGGATCAAGAAACTGATGGAGTTATTTTTTCTGCTTCCGGTAAGCAAGATTTAATTCTATCAAATGGCAAAAATTATGATGGAAAGGATGATATTGAAAAAGATGGATCTCTTAAAGCAGATCTCAATAAACTTGTGAGTGGGTATAATCTTTTCGAGAATGCTGATAATTTCTCTGTTGATTTCTTGCTTATGGGATCTGCAAATTATGAAAAGGAAACTGCACAAGCACTTGCAAATAAATTGATTGACGTAGCAGATACAAGAAAAGATGCTATTGCATTTATTTCCCCCTACAGAAAAGCATTTTTAACAGATACATCCTCAGGAAGTGTTACTGTTAATAATGATGAAACTATTACAGATAATGTCATTGGTTTTTATTCACCAATTTCTTCTTCGTCTTATGCAGTATTTGATAGTGGTTATAAGTATATGTTTGATAGATTCTCAAATACCTTCAGATATGTCCCATTAAATGGGGATATAGCAGGTCTTTGTGCAAGAAATGATATTGATAATTTCCCTTGGTTCTCCCCTGCGGGAACAACCAGAGGAGCAATTCTTAATGCGGTTAAACTGACTTATAATCCTTCCAAAGTTCAGAGAGACAGACTTTATTCTAATAGAATCAATCCGGTCATTTTCTCAGCAGGATCTGGAATTGTTCTTTTTGGTGATAAAACTGCACTTTCCAAATCATCAGCATTTGATCGAATTAATGTTCGTCGTTTGTTCATCTATCTCGAAGATGCAATTTCTTCGGCAGCAAAAGATCAATTGTTTGAATTTAATGATGAAATTACCAGAACAAACTTTGTAAATATTGTTGAACCGTTCTTACGTGATGTTCAAGCTAAAAGAGGAATTCAAGATTATGTAGTTATTTGCGATGAAACAAATAATACTGCTGCAGTTATAGATAATAATGAATTTGTAGCAGATATATTCATTAAACCTGCAAGATCAATTAACTTCATTGGTCTCACCTTTGTTGCCACCAGAACTGGTGTCTCATTTGAAGAAGTAATCGGTAACGTTTAATTTAGAGGTTTAAAAGAAAATGCCTAGTCGTCAACAACGTAATACTTCACCAGTAAGAACTATCAGTGATTTTAAATCTAAATTGACTGGTGGTGGTGCAAGAAACAATCTATTTGAAGTTGAATTAGCATTTCCCGATGCTGTTCGTGTTGATAATGATGTCCTCGAAAAATCAAGATTTTTAGTAAAATCTGCTGCTCTCCCAGCATCTACCATTGCTCCAATTGATATTCCATTTAGAGGACGTATATTAAAAGTTGCTGGAGATAGAACTTTTGAGACTTGGACGATTACAGTCATCAATGATGTTGACTTTTCGATTCGTTCAGCATTTGAGAAGTGGATGAATACTATTAATAAAATGACAGATGCTACTGGTCTTTCAAATCCAGTAGATTATCAAAAAGATGCTATTGTAAAACAATTAGATCGTGATGGATCTGTTTTAAGATCTTATAAGTTTTGGGATGTTTTTCCAACGAATATTTCTACCATTGATCTTAGTTATGAAACAACTGATACTATTCAAGAATTTACCGTAGAAATGCAGGTTCATTATTGGGAAGCATTTAAAGGAACTGCATCTCAATCTGGTGGCGAAGATATTAGCTAAATAGTCAAATAAGATAGCTAGTCGATTTATAATATGGCAAAACTTTTTGGTTTTTCTATTGAAGATAAAGAAAAAAAATCAAAGTCTATAATATCCCCCGTTCCTCAAAATAATGAGGACGGGGTTGATAGTTATATTTCTAGTGGATTTTATGGATCCTATGTAGATATTGAAGGACAGTTTAGAACAGAATTTGATTTAATAAAAAGATATCGTGAAATGGCACTTCATCCAGAATGCGATGGTGCTATTGAAGATGTAATAAATGAGGCAATTGTTAGTGATCTTTATGATTCTCCGGTTGAAATTGAACTTTCCAATCTAAATGCTACCGATAAATTAAAATCTTCTATAAGAGATGAATTTAAGTATATCAAGGAACTTTTAGATTTTGATAAAAAATCTCATGAAATTTTTAGGAATTGGTATGTTGATGGTCGATTATATTATCATAAAATAATTGACATCAAAAAACCTCAAGAAGGGATCAAAGAATTGAGATATATTGATCCTATGAAGATGAAATATATTCGCCAAGAGAAAAAGAAAGATAGAAACGATCCTTTAAGAAATCCAACAGTCAATAATACTATTAACATTGCACCAGAGATTGAAGAATATTTTCTTTACACTCCCAAACCATCTAGTCCAACAAATATACATGCAAGTGGAGGTCAATCAAAGGGAACTAAAATTTCAAAAGATGCAATCACATATTGCACTTCAGGTCTTATAGATAGGAATAAAGGAACAGTATTATCATATCTCCATAAAGCAATCAAGTCTCTCAATCAACTTAGAATGATTGAAGATTCTCTGGTAATTTACAGATTATCAAGAGCACCAGAACGTCGTATTTTTTATATCGATGTAGGAAATCTTCCAAAAGTGAAAGCAGAACAATATCTTCGTGAAGTTATGAATCGTTATCGTAACAAGCAAGTATACGATGCAAATACTGGAGAAATTCGTGATGATAGAAAATTTATGAGTATGATGGAAGATTTTTGGCTTCCTAGAAGAGAAGGTGGTAGAGGAACTGAAATTACTACACTTCCCGGCGGACAAAATCTTGGAGAACTTTCTGATATAGAATATTTTCAGAAAAAACTTTATAGAGCACTTGGTGTTCCAGAATCAAGAATTGCCGCCGATGGAGGATTTAATCTTGGTCGTTCATCAGAAATTTTGAGAGATGAACTTAAGTTTGCAAAATTTGTTGGTCGTTTGAGAAAGAGATTTTCTCAGATGTTCAATGACATGCTGAAAACTCAGTTAATCTTAAAAAATATTGTATCTCCAGAAGATTGGAAATTTATTTCGGATCACATTCAATACGATTTCTTATATGATAATCAATTTGCAGAACTTAAAGAAACCGAATTATTAAATGAAAGATTATCTATTTTGACATCTATTGAACCATACATTGGAAAATATTATTCTTCACAATGGGTTCGCAGTAAAGTTCTTCGTCAAACTGATACTGAGATGATTGAAATGGATCAACAGATCGAGAAAGAAATTGCCGATGGCATTATCTCTGATCCTAATGCTCCTATAGATCCAGAAACTGGTGAACCTATGGATACTCTTGGAGACATTCCAATCGAACCAGAAGTTGATGGATCTTCCACGGAAGTAGATGGTAAACAAGCTGAGATATAAATATAAAATATAGATATATTAATTTTTATGGAAGAAATTGTAAACTTAATTGGTGCTGATAAATCGGCTTCCGATATTAGTGATCGAATTAAAGATGTTTTATATGCGAAAGCAGCAGAACATATTGAAGGAATTAAACCCACAGTCGGAATGTCAATGTTTGGTGATCAAGAATCAGAGGATCAAGAATAATGACAAGAACTTTATTGGTTGGAACTGGATCTGAAGTTGCACTTGACAGTCAAACTAACTTAGACAATGCAACTGTAGTTAGAGTATTTAATAATTCTGGTGCAGATGCAACTGTTAGTGTTGCAAAAAGTAGTACTGGTGGTTACATTAGCACTGCTACCGTAACTCTTCCAGCAGATCATATTGAATTTTTTGAGAAAGGTGCTCAGGACGTAATTTCTGCATCAGTATCAACAGTAGTAGGTTTCAAAGTAGGATTCACAGGTTAATAAAATGAAACTCATCACGGAAGAAATTTCAAACGTAAAGATTATTAAGGAAGGTAAGAAAGGACAACCTCAAAAACTATACATTGAGGGAGTTTTCTTGCAAGGAAACCTTAAAAATCGTAATGGAAGAATGTATCCTATGGATACTCTTTCAAGAGAAGTAAATCGTTATTGTGACACTTTTGTTAATAAGGGACGTGCTCTTGGAGAACTTGGTCATCCTGATGGACCTACCGTAAATCTTGATCGAGTTTCTCATAAAATTACTTCACTTACTCAAGAAGGAAATAATTTTAAAGGTAGAGCACAAATCCTGAATACTCCAATGGGTAAGATTGCATCTTCTCTTCTCGATGAAGGTGTAATGCTTGGAGTTTCTTCCCGTGGTGTTGGTTCATTGAGAGAAGATCGCAATGGTTGTAAAGTTGTTGGTGAAGATTTCATGTTGGCTACTGCTGCTGATATTGTTGCAGATCCCTCTGCTCCGGATGCTTTCGTCCAAGGTATTATGGAAGGAAAAGAGTGGGTGTGGGAAGGAGGAGTTCTTCGTGAGCAGTTAGCAGAAAAAACTCAGAAGAGAATTAATACTCTGGTTGATCAAAAAGCACTTGAAGAAAATAAATTAAATTTACTGAATGATTTTCTCTCAAATCTGTAAATTATAAATAAATATAGATTAATACAAAAAATCTATAAATCAAATGTCCGTTGGTAGCAATTTACAAGAAATGGAAAACGTAGTAACTAAAAACGCTGCTGCAGCTGAACCAATGCAAAAACTGTCCCATTCAACTCCTGGACAGCCTTCTGTAGAGGATCTCGGTGGCCCTACTCCCGAAAACTATAGAGCAGATGATGATTCTGCTAAACTTAAAGAACCCTCAATTGCAACAGTAGCAGATGTTGTAAAAAGAGGTGCTAAACCTGCTGAACCCATGCCAAAAGGTATGAAGGAAGAAGAGGAAGTGGAAGGTGAAGTTGTTGCAGAAGAGGAAGTTTCTGAAGAAGATACTACTGAAGTTGTAGCAGAAGAAGAAGTTGCTGAAGAAGAATTGCTTGAAGTAGAGTATGACATCGAAGAAGATGTTAATGCTCTTCTTCAGAATGAAGAACTTTCCGAAGAATTTCAAGAAAAAGCACGCACTATCTTTGAAACTGCTATTAAGACAAAAACTTTTGAAATTCAAGAAGAACTGGTAAAACAGTATCAACAAAATCTTGAAGAAGAAGTTATTGCAATTAAAGAAGAATTGACGGAAAGAGTTGATGCATATCTTGAGTATGTTGCTCAAGAGTGGATGACAGAAAATCAACTCGCAGTAGAGCAAGGAATTAAAACTGAAATGACCGAATCATTCCTTACTGGAATGAGAAGTCTTTTTGAAGAACATTATGTAAATATCCCTGAAGAAAAATATGATGTAACTGCCGCAATGGTAGAAAAATTAGATGAAATGGAAGATAAACTCAACGAGCAAATTACTAAGAATGTTGCTCTCAATCAAAGATTAGCTGAGTCGGTTGCTGATGTAATCTTCTCCGAAGTCTGTGAAGGTCTTGCACTTTCACAAAAAGACAAACTCGCTTCTCTTGCTGAAAATGTTGAGTTTGATAGTGAAGAAAACTATCGTGAGAAACTAGTTATTTTAAGAAAGTCTTACTTTCAAGAAAACGCCAGTACTCAAAGAGACGAGTCAGAAAATATTTCTGAAAATGGTGGAACAGAATATGATTCAGTTTCCCCATTAATGGAATCTTATCTTAATACTCTGACTAGAGTTTCTAAACAGTGATTTTTATATCATAAAGTCAAACTAAAATTTTTAACAAGGTAATTCAAATGCAAGGTTTCAATGCAGAACACCTTCAGGAGAAGTGGGCACCTATCCTCAATCACGAGGGTCTCGGAAGCATCGATGATGCACATAAGAGAATGGTTACCGCAGTTCTCCTGGAGAATCAAGAAAAAATGATCAGAGAGGAAAGAGAATTCCTCAAAGAAGATCCCACCAATTCTGTCGGTAACACAGGATATCAGTCTGGGGGTGCTACCGGAACTCTTGGCGGTTTCGACCCAGTTCTGATCTCCCTGATCAGACGTTCAATGCCTAACTTGGTCGCATATGACCTCGCAGGTGTTCAACCAATGAATGGTCCTACCGGACTCATCTTCGCAATGCGTTCACGCTACAATACTCAAGGTGGCAGCGAAGCACTGTTCGATGAAGCAGATACTGCATTCGCAGCACAGGATACCGGACTTGACACCACTCAAGGCGGATACACTGCTGAAGCATCTGATGGTGCATCAGTTGGTTTCGGTACAACCGCACAGAATGGCAATAACCCAGGTATTCTGAATCCTAACTCTGGCACCAACTATACAGTTGGTCAGGGTATGTCTACTCAAGACTCTGAGAATCTTGGATTCAGTGATCAATTCAACGAGATGGCATTCTCGATTGAAAAAGTCACCGTTACTGCAAAGTCAAGAGCTCTGAAAGCAGAGTACTCCTTAGAACTCGCACAAGACCTCAAGGCAATTCATGGTCTGAATGCTGAGGCTGAACTCGCAAACATTCTCTCCACAGAGATTCTTGCTGAGATCAACCGTGAAGTCATCAGAACCATCTATAAGGCTGCTAAAGCGGGTGCAACAGCAAACGTTGCTACTTCAGGTACTTTTGACCTCGACGTTGACTCTAACGGACGTTGGAGTGTTGAGAAGTTTAAGGGTCTTATTTTCCAAATCGAGCGTGATGCAAACGCAATCGCACAAGAGACTCGTAGAGGGAAGGGCAACATGATCCTCTGCTCTGCAGACGTTGCTTCCGCACTGACTATGGCAGGAGTCCTCGACTACACCCCTGCACTCAACGCAAACTTGAACGTTGATGATACCGGTAATACCTTCGCAGGTGTACTTGCTGGTAAGTATAGAGTATACATCGACCCATATTCTGCAAACGCATCTGCTGATCAGTACTACGTTGCTGGTTATAAGGGAACTTCACCTTATGATGCAGGTCTGTTCTACTGCCCATACGTTCCTCTCCAGATGGTTCGTGCCGTTGGCGAGAACACCTTCCAGCCCAAAATTGGATTTAAGACTCGTTATGGTATGGTCTCCAATCCATTCGCAGAGGGCAATGCAGACAATCAAGGTCTTGGACGTATCAAGGTCAACAGCAACCGTTACTACAGAAGAGTCCGTGTTCAAAACCTCATGTGATCACGGTTCACATATTTCATTTGGTGGGGGGTCTTTACGACCCCCTTTTTTTTATCTAAATAAAAATAAAAACAATGGCATCTGCGTTTGAAAATCAAATAGATAATAGAAATTTTTTGTCTCCAGTCGGTTTCAATTTCACACTGGCAAAATATCAAAAAGTTTCTTTCTTTTCAAATTCTACAAGTATTCCCGAAATTATTCTTGGAAATGCCATTCAACCAACATACTTAAAAAATTTAGATGTTCCTGGAGATGTTTTAGAATATTCGGATTTTATATTGAAATTTTTAGTAGATGAAAATCTAGAAAATTACATGATAATTCATAATTGGTTAACCGGTCTTGGATTTCCAGAGACAACAAAACAATTTAAAGATCTAACTGCAAACGATGAGGAAATTAAAGATTATAAAGAGCAATTTAGTGATGGCAGTTTATCAATTTTAAATAGTAACTACAATACTGTTGCTATTGTTAAATTTAGAGATTTATATCCAACATCATTAACTTCTTTAGATTTTGAAGCAGGATCGCCTGACATAAACTACTTTACAGCATCAGTACAATTCAAGTATACTATATACGAAATATTTGCTGCTGATGGCAGAACACCTTTATGAATCTCGATCAAATTCAGGAAATGTGGGAAAAGGATTCTAAAATAGATCCCGATAATTTGCATGAAGAATCTTTAAAAATTGCACAATTGCACTCAAAGTATTATACAATTTATAATACGACTAGTATCCTTCGTGAAAATTCTAGAGTTAGTTATGATAAACTCAGATTAGAAAGATATCGGTTCTATACTGGAAAAGCACCCAGAGAGGTCTATGAAGAAGAACAGTTCAATCATAAAGTTGTAGGAAAAGACTCCATACAGAGGCATATGGAGGCAGATGAGAGGTTGAATAAGGTATTAATGAAGATTAAAATTTATGATGTCACATTAAGATTTTTAGAAGATATAATTAAGAACATTTCTAATAGAACTTATCAAATAAAAAATGCCATTGAGTGGCAAAGATTTCAATCAGGATTCTAATGATACTACAATTAACACCAAATACACATCCAATACTACATGAAAGAGTTAAAAAATGAACCATAATAATCCAAGATTTTTCTATTCAAATTTTTATGGAAATTGGGAATTTGAAAATTATAAATTAAAAACATTAGATTTAGATTACATATATGATCATATGTTAATTGATGATAGATTACAAACTATTAAACATAAAGAAATAGCATGGAGAGGTAAACATCATTTTCCATATAATGTAGGTAAAGATTGCCCATGTTGTGAAGGTCAAGCATACTTGAAATGTGATCCGAGTGTTCCCGGTATTATTGCTTACAATTGTCCAAATCCATATGATAATAAATATCGAATGCTTGATGGTAGACATAGAATTATGAGACTTTTATTTGAAGGTAAAACTGAGTCAAAATTTTATGTTTTTGATTTTAACGAAATCAAACATTTTATGCGTAATGATAGAAATTTAAATTACTAAGAGATAATAAATACCTATAGGTGAATCTTATAGTTCATGTCTCATTTGATTATTTCAAAAAAGAACGAGGTATTTCTTCAAGTAAAATCGGAACCGCACGTTTATTACGAGTTAGCAGATCAATTTACATTTGAGGTTCCTGGAGCAAAATTTATGCCTCAGTATCGTAATAAGTACTGGGATGGAAAAATTCGTCTGTTTAATACTCAAACTGGTGAAGTTTATGTTGGGTTATTAGATAAAGTTACAAAATTCTGTGATGATCATGGATATACGTATGAATTTGTAGATAATAAATTCTATGGACTTCCTTTTGAGGTTAATGACCTTATCTCAAAGGAAGGTGTAAAAGATTATATGAATGCTATTTGCAAGTATTCTCCTCGCGATTATCAAGTAGAGGGAGTATACGACGCTCTAAAACATAATAGAAAGTTGTTGATATCCCCAACTGCTTCTGGAAAGTCTCTGATGATATATTCTCTTGTGAGATATTACGTTGAGAAGCAACAAAATATTCTGATAGTCGTTCCGACGACTTCCCTAGTAGAGCAGATGTATAAAGATTTTGCAGACTATGGTTGGGATGTAGGTTCATATTGCCACAAAATTTATGCAGGACGTGAAAGAGAAACCGATTCTCAAGTAATCATTACTACTTGGCAGTC